AGTAACCCCATGGCGACCGATTTCGGGACGATCGCGCGCCGGATCGAGGCCGTTGGCCGCGAGGTCGGGCACGAGATGGGGTCCGGGCTCCGCGTGATCGGCGAAGCCATCATGACGGACGTCAAGGCGAGCCGCGACGGTCGGGGCGTGCCCGTCGATACGGGCACCCTGCGTTCCAGCGGGCGCGTGACCGGCCCGACGGGCGTGGGCGAGCCGCGCGTCCGGCTGTCGTTCGGCGGCGCGGCGGCCCCCTACGCGCTGCGCCAGCACGAGGACCTGACGCTCCGCCACAAGGTTGGCGAGGCCCGCTATCTCGTGCGCGGCGTCGAGCGATTCCAGGCCGACGGGTTCGACCAGGTCGAGAGCGCTCTGCGTGCCAACGCGCGCGAGGGCCTCGAACGGGCGGCGAGGTCGTGATGGGCGTCGTCGACGACGTGCGCTCGTACCTCCAGGCCTCCGATCTGGTGGACGGCTCGACCGGCTGGCTGTCGGTGCCGCGTGTCGTCCATGACGAACAGGATCAGTTGGTCGTGCTCTCGGAGGATGGCGGCCCGCCGCCCGAGATCGCGAAGCCGAGCGGGCTCGGTGACGGCGCGTCACAGTTCGCGGGGCTGCAAGTGCGGGTCAGGGCCGCGGCGTACGAGCACGACGTCGCGTATGCCAAGGCCCGCGAGATCATGGACGCGCTGCACAGCCTCACGGCGGCCGTGCTCGGGTCCACCACCTACGAAGGCGTCTGGGCGCTCACGTCGGAGCCGGTGCTGATGGGCTTTGACGACACGGGCCGGCCCGAATACACGCAGTCGTTCCGACTCATGTCCCCGGTCCCTGTCTGAGGAGGGCCACACCATGCCCAAGTACCTCGCTTTCGGATCCTCGCTCGCGTACAACTCGATCGACGTCGGCAACATCCGGAACTTCGGCTCGCCGGACGCGACCAAGGAGGAGGTCGACGTCACCGATCACGACTCGACCGGCGGCTACCGCGAGTTCCTGCCCGGGCTCCGCGACGGAGGCACGATCACGGTCGAGTGCAACCACAACCCGGACGACCTTGGCCAGACGGCCATGGTGACCGACTTCAACGCTTCCGGCAACACGACGCGCGAGTGCGTGATCACGCTGGTGACCGGCGCGTCCGCGTCCGGGACCGTGACCGTCACGTTCGACGCGTTCGTGACCGGGATCCCGTTCACCCTGCCCGGTACCGCGGCCGAGCCGGCCGTCCGCACGTTCAGCCTGCGGGTCGCGGGCGCGCAGACCGAGGCGACCGCCTGAGTAGCACCAAACCTCCGTCGCAGGACAGACACGATGAGCCAGAACGAGAAGGTCGCAGAGGCGAAGAAGCTCACGCGCGAGGACGTGCTCGCGGCGTCCGCGCGGAAGACCGACGAGTTGGTGGTGCCCGAGCTAGGCGGCGTGATTCCGATCGCGTCGCTCACGGCCTGGGAAGAGCACGAGTGGCAGCAGGCCGTGATGAGCTTCGACTACGACGGGCGCGGCAAGGTGAGCGTCCGCCAGACCAAAGAATCGGCGAACATCCTGCTCGTCGCGCTCGGCGTCCGGAACGGGAACGGCGAGCCCTGGTTCAGCTACGACGAGGCCAAGGCGCTGAATCCCGGCGTGGTCAAGCGGCTGGCCGACGGCATCAGGCGGCTGTCCAGCATGGACGTCAGCGTCGAGGACGCCAAGGGAAACTGAGGGCGAACCCGGGCCTGCTCACGGCCTACGTGCTGTGTGAAAAGCTCGGGTTCGCGTCCCCTCGGTACCTGCTCGCCGCTCTCTGGCCGGACGAGCGCGCCCACTGGGTAGCCTACTACGAGATCCTGAACGAGGATCGGGAGCGCGCGCGTGACGGGAGCACGACGGCCGACGACGAGCCGCTTCTGCCGGCGTTCGCCATGCTAGGCTACTTCGAGAAGCTGGCCGAATCCGGCCACGCTGTCCAATTGGGAGCCTGACGCATGGCCGGCGGAATCTCGCTCGGGACGGCCGCGGTCGATCTCGTCGCGCGCACCACCGGCTTCGCCGCGGACATGGCGCGGGCCGGGCGCGACTTCGAGCGCGTCGGCGCCCGGATGCAGCAGGTCGGCGCCTCGATGACGAGGGCCGTCACGCTGCCGCTGGCCGCGATCGGCGGGCTGGCGGTCAAGGCCGCCATCGACTTCGAGAGCTCGTTCGCCGGGATCCGCAAGACGATGGATCTCACCGAGCGCGAGTTCGGGCGGCTGGCCCAGGCGAACCGCGATCTGGCGAAGGAGATCCCGGTCACGGTCAACGAGCTCAACCGGATCGGTGAGCTCGGCGGGCAGCTGGGAATCCGCGGCGTCGATAACGTGCTGGCGTTCGAGCGCACGATCGCGGAGCTCGCGGTGACGACGGATCTCACCGCTGACAGCGCGGCGCTGGCGTTCGCACAGATCGCGAACGTGATCCAGCTGCCGCAGGACCAGATCCCGCGGCTGGGCGCGGCCGTGGTCGCGCTCGGCAACAACTTCGCGACCGTCGAAAGCCAGATCGTCGAGTTCACCGCACGTATCGCGGGCGCGGGCGCCATCGCCCGGGTCGGGGCCGGCGAGTTGGCGGGCATCGCGACCGCGTTCGCTTCGCTCGGCGTGAACGCCGAAGCGGGCGGGACCGCGGTCCAGAAGGTGCTGCTCGGGATGGTCCAGGCGGTAGCCACGGGCAGCAGAGAGCTCAGGGTATTCGCGGACACGGCGGGCCAGAGCGTCGCCGAGTTCGGCGATGCGTTCCGGACCGATGCCGCCGGCGCGTTCGCGTCGTTCGTCGAAGGGCTGGGCCGCCAGGGCGAGTCCGCAATCCAGACGCTGGACGCGCTGGGACTCAGCGATCAACGGCTCGCGCGCGCGTTCTTGGGCGCCGCCCAGGCCGGCGACCTGCTCAGGACCGCGATCGAGACGGGCGCCGCCGGCTTCCGCGAAGCGAATGCGCTGAGCGAGGAAGCCGCCAAGCGCTTCGAGACGGCGGCCAGCCAGTTGCGCGTGTTCTGGAATCGCGCGAGGGACGTGGCGATCACGCTCGGCAGCGCGCTTGTGCCGGCGCTGCTGGACGCGCTCCGGGCGATGGCGCCGCTGGTCGGCGCGATGCAGGGCGCCGTCCAGGCCTTCGCCGCCCTGCCCTCGCCGGTCCGCACGACGGCTCTGCTGCTGGCGGCGCTGGCTGCTGCTACGGGGCCGGTCATTCTCGGGCTCGGCGCGCTGAGTGCCGCCATCGGTGCCGTCAGCACGTCCCTCGTGGGGCTGGCTGGGATCCAGGTCGCCCGGGCCGTCGCGGGTTGGGCCGTCGCGTTTGGCTCGCTCGCGCTGCAAGTGCGGTCCGCGGCGGGCGCGCTGGCGCTGTTGGAGATCGCCATCGGCACGGCCGGTTGGCTGGTGTTGGGCGCGGGCGCCGTGGGCGTGGCGCTGCTCGCGATGGCGAAGCACGCGGCGGCGGCTCGCGCCGAGACGGAGCGGCTGGCCCAGGTCGCGCGCGATGCCGCGTCCGACATCGCGACGATGGACGAAGCGGCGGCGGCCTCGACGCTCCAGGCGTATGCCGTCGCACTGGAGGCCGCCGGCCGGAAGGCGCTTGAGGCCTCGGCGCGGCTCGAGGAGTTCCGGGCAGCGCAGCGCGAGGCCAGCGGGCTCGACCGCGACGGGTTCGCGCCCGCGATCGCGCAGGCAGAGGAAGCGCTCAAGCGCGCGCAAGCCGAGGTCACCAACCTCGCGACGGGATTCCAGGCCGCGAGGGATCGGCTCGCTGAGCTCGCGCAGGCCACGGACGAGCTCGACGACACGGGCGGCGGGCTCAAGCCGCTCACCGAGGAACAGCTCAAGGCGATCGAGGCGAGCGAGGAGCTGGTCGAACAGCTCAGGACCCAAGTCACGGAACAGGAGCGGCTGCTTCAGGCGACCGCGCAGGGGGCCGACGCGGTCGCCCGCACGACGGCCGAGATCGAACGCGAGCGCGACGTCCGGGACGCGCTCAGGGTCGCGCTAGCCGAGGACGCTACCGAAGTCGAGCGACTGGTCAACGCTTATCACGACCTTCACGCCGCGACTCGCAGCCAGGAAACGGTGGCGGATCTCAGCCAGCAGGTCGACGATCAGCGCAGGCTCGTGGACGCGACCCGCGAGGGCGCTGCCGCCGCCGAGGACATGCGGCGCACGCTCCAGTTCGAGGCCACGCTGCGTCAGGCTCTCGTGGGCGCGACCGCGGAGCAGGCGGGCGCCATTCGCGGGCTGGTGGTCGAGTACTTCAACCTGCTCGAGGCGGCCCGGAACGCGGATCGCGCGGAAGAGACGAGGAAGCGCACGCTCGACCGCACGAGCGAGCTTCGCGACCTGCGCGGGCTGGCCGACCTGTACCGCACCTTCCGGGGCACGCAGGACGAGTTGACGCGGGCCGTCGAGCGCTACAACGCCGAGATCCGGATCCGCCAGCAGATCGAGGCAGAGCTGGCGCGCGACCCGAACCAGGACGTGGCCGCGCTCCGGGCGCAGATCACGATGGCGGAAGCGCTCCGCGTCCAGATCGGCGAACTGGCCGACGCGGGCGAGGACGCGGCGATCCGGTGGGGCAACGCCTTCGTGGCCGCGCTCGGCTCGATCCAGCAGGGGGTCACGGCCGTCGTGCAATCCCTGCTCGCGTCGCTGTCGCAGATCGGGGGATCGGTCGGAACCGCTGCCGCGATCGGTGCGGGCGTGCTCGGGACCATCACGAGCGCGATCGGCGCCAGCAATCGGGACGCGGAGGAGAAGGCGCAAGAGGAAGCGATTCGGCGTTCCATTCAGGCGCTCGACGACTTCGCCGCCAGCCTGAAAGAGACGACGCAACTCGCGCGAAACCTCGAAACCGCCTCCGACCTGGCGCTGGAGGCGTTCGTCGCCGCGATCAGCGGCCCGAATACCGAGGTGTTCACGGCGAACATCGAGCGCGTCGTGGAGGAGATGGCGCCGGCCATCGCCGAGATGGTGAGAGGCGGCGCGACGATCAATGAGATTTTCGACGAGCTCGGCGAGCGGTTCGTCACGAACCGCGACGCCCTGCGTGAGTGGATCCCGGCGATCACGGAATGGGTGGATGCGATCCGGGCCGCGCAGGCCGCGCAGGAAGAGGCGCAAGCGGCCTTCGTCCAGGACCTGGAGCTTCGCCAGCTGGAAGCGCAGGGCCTCGACGCCGAGGCGCGCGCCCGTCGCAACGAGTTGGAAGTCATCGAGGCCCAGCGGCGCGGGTTCGACGAGGCCACGATCGCGGCGCTCCAGTACACGCAGGCGCTGGAAGAGATCGCCCGTCTGATGGCCCGCGCGGAGGACTTCGCGTCCACCTTCCGGGGCGCCGTCGAGCAGCGGGCGCGCCGGACGGGCGACGTCGACGTGCTCAGGGCGCTGGGCGAGCAGGAGATCCAGGAGATCGTCGCCGGCTTCCAGGAGCTGGTCGACGCCGGGATCCTGACGCAGGAAGAGGTGACGTTTTTGGCGGCCATCCTGCGCGAAAACCTCAACGCGGATCTCGCGGAATTCGCGCAGCGTGCGCTCGACGCCGCCGAGGCCGCACGGGAAGCCGCCGCCGCCGCTGCCGAGGCCGCCCGCCAGGAGCGTTTTCGCGCCCAGATCGACACGCAGAACCTTCGCGTCCAGCTGCTCCAGCTTCAGGGCCGGAGTCGCGAGGCGATCGCGCTCCAGAATCAGATCGACCTGCTGAACGCGATCAACGAGGGCCGGGACGCCGAGTACATCAGCCTGCTCCAGCAGATCGGGGCCGAGCGGCTCCGTCAGGCTGCGCTCAACGACTCGCGCGAGGCGCTCGACAAGACGACGCAGTCGATCACGGGGCTAACCCGCGCGCTGAACGCGCCGGCCGGGTTGCCGCTGGCCGCGCTCCGGATCCAGGCGATCCTCTCGGACTCGGCCGGGCCCGCCGCGACGTTCGGGCTCGCCGCCTCCAACGCGAGCAGCCAGGCGCCGTCGGGCACGTCACCGGTGGCGGTGCAGCAGCCTGCTGCGGTCAACCCACCCGTCGCGCCGAGCCAGACGGTCGCGCCCGTGGCGGTCGCCTCGACGACGGTCGCGCCCACGTTCAACGTGGCGGACGTCGAGCCGTTGCCGGTCACGCCCGAGTTCATCGTCATCGAGCCGGCTCCGCTGCCCGTCACGCCGGTGTTTGTGCTGGTGTCGTCGGGCCCGATTCCCGTGGTGCCGGACTTCCGGACGATCGAGCCGCCGCCTCTGCCCGTCACGCCCGATTGGGATGTGCGCCCCGCGCCGCCGATTCGGATCACGCCGGAATGGGACGTGCGCCCGTCGCCCCCGCCCCGCATGGCCGCCTCATTCGAGGCGCCCGAGCGGATGATGGGCGGTGGACGTGCGGACCGTGGTGGGGCGGCGGTGCGAGACGCGGGGGCTACGCAGCAGCGCCCGACGGTGATCCAGAACATCACGCAGAACTTCGGGGGCATCACGATCCAGGCGGCGCCGGGCGGTGATACCGAGCGTGAGTTGCTCGCCAAGTTCCGGCGCGCCGTCGCCCGCGAGGTACGTTCCGGCGGCGCCAGCCCCGTCCAGACGCCGCTCTGATGCCTACCCTGGTGATCGACGGGCTGACGGTGCCGATCCGGGCGGGGCGCATCCCGAAGCGGCTGGAGGACACGGCCGTCTACCGGCGACGCTGGCTCGGCGACATGGACATGGAAGTGCTCGGCCCCGGTGGCCGCGTAGCCGAGTGGACGCCGACCACCAAGCGGATCACGCGGGCCGAGGCTGACGCGCTCGAAGCGATCGTCAACCAGCCTGGCACGCACACGATCACCGGCGATGCGGCCGGCACGACGTTGGTCGCCTACACGCGGCCGATCTCGCGAGCCGAACCGCTGTACGATCAAGTCGAGGTCACGATCGGCGTGCGGGCGGTGGCCCCGTGAGGGCGCTCGACTCGATCCAGGAGGGGCGGCTGTTCGCGGCCGACCGGCGCACGTCGGTCCGGGTGCGGATCGAGAACGCGCTCGGCGGATTCGACGAGTACACGACGGACTTCTCGGCGGCGGTCGACTGGCTGGACTCGATCTCGATTCGCGAGAACATCGACAAGTCGGCGGCGGAAGCGGATATCGTGCTCTGGCGCGAGGTCGAGGGCACAAAGATCCTGCCGAGTCTGGCGCTTGGGCGTCAGGTGCAGG